AGATAAATAGCATTTATAGTAGCAACTATCAAATCTAGTCTTTCCAGTACAAATTTTTTTCTTGATCCATTTATTCATGGCTTCATCGTATGTTACTTTCACATTTGCAAACTGTTGCAAGTATAAATTGTTCTCTTCAAACTTAAGTTTTCCGTTTAGTATGCTTTCTTCAAGGAATTTAACACTACTATTTAGATTTTTCGAATGCTGTATTATTTCAACAACTTCATAACCTTCGTGAGAAATTTTCATCATTGAGCTAATTGCATTAAAGCGGTCATAACCGAACCTGACAATTTTAACTCCATAAACATACTCTAGATTAAGCATAAAATCTTCTACAAATTTATAATCTATAGTATCTTCTCCACAAGCAAAACAATTTTCCAGTTTTATCTCTGCTGGATAATCAACTTTTTGCTTTAAAGACTGTATGTTTACTTTATTTCTCGGTATAAAACCCCATGCTTTAACATAAGTAGTCTCTGTATCTACATCATAGGTAACCATAGAAATAGCTGTTAAATCTGTTGTCATTGAAAGGTCGACACCAACAAATACTTCTCTTCCAGTCCAATCTATTTCTCCATCTAATACACATTCCTTAACCTTTTCCATGTTAACAAATGGCTCTGTTATAATTGAAGGCATAAAGTGGTTCATATGCTTGGTAAGAAACTCAGCTTCTTCACCTTTATTCTCTAAGGCTTTCTTTCTGTTGTCTCTTATTTCTTGATAGTTGGATTCTATTCTTAAAGGATTACACATTTCTAGCCCCATATCGTCCCACAAATGTTCTTCTGGAGCATAATATAATAGAGCAAACATCCTATCATCTTCTATAATTCCAGCATAAACTTTCCTTATATACTCTAACTCTTGTAACATAATACTTTTATCTTCCGCATAAGCTGTTGTTAGCTTAAATCTTAAAGGATTCCTAACAGATAATTGTCCAGACTTCATGGCGTTTATATTATCATAGCTGGTAAATGCTCCAACTTCATCAGCTATAAATGCACTTGGTCTGATAGCATTATTAGCATTTGCTGTAGCCGTTCTAGGTTGGTAGAAACTGTTTGTTATAGTACACAATACTCTACCATTTAAGCTCTTTGGTACCTTAAAATATTTACTTATTGCTGGACTAGCATTTATTATTTGGCTCATGGCTTTCTTTACTTCTGAAGCTAATTCTCTATCCAAGCAAATCGAGTAAAACTCGGAGTAATTATCCTCTGTGAGCATTAGTAATAGCAACATAACAGCAACTAAGAAAGTTTTTGCATTTTTTCTAGGTATAAACATTGTTATATCTCTATGCTTAAATCTATAAGGATCATCTTTAAATCTCCAACCGAATACGTTTACAATAAAAAAGCACTGGAATGAATGCAAGCCATAAAGTATTGGAGTTCCAATTACATTTAATCCAGTCGCAAAATTGAACAATTTAAGTAGGTTTTCTATTATCTGTAATTTGTCGTGTGCAAAATAGAATTTGAAGTTATTATCTTCTTGCTTTTCCAAATCTTCTAAAAACCACTTACACTGTATTTTTACTTCTTCTGGAGCTAATTCTTTTCCATCTAAAACATCTTTTGCATATTGTATGCTTTTATTAAATAATAGACTTTCTATATCTCCTCACCTCTAAGAGCTTTAAGAATTAAATTATCTTCTTCATCCTCCAAGTTTATTAGTGCAAGTTTACTTCTATCTACTGGACTTAATCCTAATCTTGTAGCATAGGTAGTAAACATCTGAGAATATTTGTGATAAATGTCTATTGCTTTATGTTTATCAATATTTGTTGCTCCAGCTTTGTTGGTATATTCAACTAAAAGCCCTTCATCGTTTAAAATTTCAATTGCTTGTTGCATTCTTCCAAGACATTCCGCAACTTGAGTAACTAAAAACATATCACTCTTACATAGGACACCTTCTGGCAACTCTCTTACAATAAATCTATAATATTTTCTAGCATAACTATTTAAAAACGCTGGTGGTTCATCTTTTAGTAAATCACCTTTTAGCTTTATTTCTTGTTCTCTTCTTTTGCTTTCTTCTTCTTTGGTAATTGTTCCAGTTTTCATATCAATAGGTTTCGGATATCTTCCTATAATGCTTCCTCCTTCCTCCACCATTCGTTTATCCCCCTTTTATGGATTTCTAAGGTTTTTTTGAATAAGAGTACCCCTCGTCCTCTAGGTTCCCCTTATCTATTTCCATCAAAAAAGGTAGGGGGTATATAATTTAATTTCAATTTTATTTTTCAATTTTAATTTTTCAATTTTATTTCTTTTTCTACTTATTGTCTCTTCTAAGTTATTAATGAATTTTTCCTAATTCTAAATTTGTTTCGAACATTATTCTGATGTATCAGATGATGATGTTCTGTACATAAGCAAACTAAGTTATCTACATCTAACCTCTTGTCCCAACAATCTCTAATCGGTTCCACATGGTGAACTTCTCTAGCTTCTGTATAATGTCTAACATCAGTATCATCATGTACATTACTACATACATAACACTTGTAACCACATTCCCTCATAACACTAGCTCTTAACTTTTGCCAAGAACTACTGGAATAAAACTTATTTTCCATCTTGTTTACTTCATCTAAATTTTCTTTCTTTTGTCGATAATCTGTTTTTTGTTTCTTTGGGCATTCACTTCCCTTTTGATGGAAACCAAAACAGTATTGACATGATATCATTCTTGCCATACAGCATATCTCCTTCTAGCACCTTCTATTTACAACTATACAGCCTTGTAATAAAAGATACCCTATTAATAATGCACTAGTACCAATTAAATACTAATGCCCTTAAAATTTAATGTAAGCCAATATTTAAATTAAGCCTACCTTAAATACAACATACCCTTTATTTTTAAAACAGTAGATATCCATAAAAGACACCTACTGTTTAAAGTAAAAGGAGAAAAAAATAAATAACTTATTCCATATAATATAATAATAGTAGCAATACTAAGCTACTTCTAATAATCTCTCTTGTAATCCATAATTCTCTAGTGTATATTCTAAAGCTATTCTATTTGCTTCCCTATGGCTTTTCGTTATCCTATAAGCCCTAACAAATTCCTCGATAAAGAATCTTCTGCATTCTATTAGGTCTATTGTAGTCTTATCTTTGTAGCTCTTTAGATCATCCTTGGTAACCTTAACCTTATCTCCAGTTAGGATAATACCCATTGCATAGGAAACCATACTAGCTAAAACTACTGGATTTCCACCATAACTCTTTAGTTTGTCCCTATGTTGTTTTTCTAGATCTACATCACTTATAACAAACTTATAGGCTTCATTTTCCACTAGTAGTCTATCAACAAACTTTATAAATTCAGCCCAAGCCTTTAAAGCTTCCTCACCTTTTTGCGAACTCGGCTTAAATTGAGTTAACACTATTGGAACAGTTTCCAATTTTAAGCACTCTACTTCTTTATAAACTTTGCTTCTGCCTTGCTTTAATAGTACCCCGATTTTTTCGTGGTACTCTTTTTTACCTATTAACTTTAAAAATTCATCAACTTTTTTCTTTTCGTCTGTCCAAGTTCCATCTTTTCTAACTCTTCCTAAGGCACTAAACATATCTTTGGTTATAATAAATTCTCTGTTAACAACCCTAACTTCCATACCTAAAAATTCTTTAATTTCAACACTATTTTCCATTTTTAAAATTCAACCTCTTTCTTAATTTTAATAGTACTCCCAAACTTCGGGAGTGCTCTTTTTTTCTATTTTTTAATGGTACTCCGAAACTTTCGGAGTGCTCTTCTGTTTTATTACTACATTTACTAACTCGATCGTCAGCTTTTGGTAGTACTCTGTTATTCCGTACAATTAAGTAATAAGTAACATTACTTGTGATTTAAATAAAGCCCTATCTGCAATACAAATAGAGCCTTATTTGGAGGTAATTCCGTCAAATAATAGTGGCAAGTAACATCACTTGCGTAAAAGTTAGAACTGGTATTTTTAAATTGTTACATCATTTTTATAACAACTTAAAAATAACAAATCTAATAATCTCCCAAAAATAAAGGAGAAACTGTAGTATGTTTTCCTACACTACAGCATTTAAAAAGAAAAATGTTATATGAGCAAGTATTATGTTTGGCTAATACTTAATCTTCCACAAAACAACGCAAGCGATAGCTTGCTATATACTAAAACTTATACTCCATTAAAAAAAGATAAGTTCCTTCTGTTAACTTATCTCTAAACAATTCTAAATTCTCTTTTAATATCTTTGTTTTCAACTTTCTTATATCTTCCACGCATTGTTGGTAATCCTTAGTATAGCTTGTATAATAACTTTTCCATAAAAATTTTACTACACCCCTATAATTATCGTATTCCTTTACATTGCTTGGATTTGTTCCTCTAAATAACTTGTGGATACTATCTGGTAATAAGAATACTTCTTTGTTTATATAGGTTAGGTAATACGTTTCATCAACACATAAAGAGTTTTCCTCTAACCAATTGTTAAATTCTAACCAACTATAAAGTTTATCTGGTAGATTAATCAAATCAACAAAGTTATCCTTGTGTAGTTGTAAAAACTTCTTATAAGTTTGGGTGTTTCCAGATCCAACTCTTTTTGGATACTTTTTATTGTCTTGTAAATCTATGTTGGGAATCTTCTTTATATCAAATCTTGTTTTCTTCTTTATATCTTCTATTACTTCTTCATCAAGTTTAAACTCAGCTAGTTTTTCCTCTAAGAAATCTAATCTGTTGTGTAATACTTCAGAAACCTTAATTAGAGCCATATTGCTTGGATATATACCTTTACTATAAGCTAAGTTAATCTCTTTTAGATAAACATCTTGTATATCATAGTAACCTTTTAATCCACTTATATAGTCCAAATTAGACACTATAGCTTCTGTTAAATCATCACTGTTTAATATCTTCTCTATTGTATCTTTCTCCAGCTGTACATTAACGACCAGACTCTTATTTACACCAAATTCTTTTAATGCTAGTTTTTCAAATTTCTTCTCTAAAGCCTTTTGGTGTTTAACTCTTGCACTTGGATTTACACTTAATGGATCTACTAAATAATCCCTTTGCCCTTTAGATAAAACATTTAAGTTACTTTCTATCCATTTAGCTGTATAACTAATATTTTCTTCCTCTGTAAAAACATCATTATTATTAAACTGGCAACTGTCTATAAAATCTTCTACAGTATCATTTTCCTCAAACATATAGTCCGAGAAATTTCTTATAATAAAACTTATACCATTTAATCTTTCACCAATTTCTCTTTTTTCTACTTTTTTGTAATCGTAAATATAATGCTTGGCTACAATCTTTATAAATTCGAATAATTTCTTTGATCTTATGCAATCCTTGCTATCGTCATCGTGTAATAAAAACAAATAACAAAACTCTTCTTCTGTCATCTTTTCCTTTTTATTTACTTCTACATATGCCTTGTTTAAAATTAAGTATAAAAACTGAGTTGTTTCCTCAGTAACATCTTCTATGCCAAAACATCTATTAATTAAATTTTGTAAAGTAGTAACTTTCTTATTCTTACTGGATAAATATAGGCCATAAACCTTTGTGTTACCTTTAGCTGTAAATTCTTTCTTATTATAAAGTTCATTTTCAAACATATCTTTCATTTTCATTCTCTTTTTATTCTCCCTTATGTTCTCCAACTTAAATTAAAAAAATAGCCAGACAATACTATCTGGACTAAAAATGAAATAAATTAAGTAAGAGTTTTATTAATTTAAAAGTTTTAAAACAAAATAGAAACATTCTATTTCCATAGAACAATGTTTGCGATAGCAAACATAATAAAGACTTAATAAAAGACTAAATGTAAAGCAATGTAAAGATAAACTATATAATAAAAAGTGGACTATATAGAGTCTTATATATCTAGGCCACTCCCCCAAACATTTTTTGGCGTAATGCAATGGAGACAAAAACTGTTTGAAATATTGCTTTTACGGAATGGAATGGAGTAAAACAATATTTATACTGGATTAGTTGTAGTTATAGTTGTAGTTAGTATAGTAATGCCATTTATCAGTCCGCTACGCTACCTGAAATTGACATTTCAAGCCTATTTTTGATTTTGTCCGCTACGCTACCTAAAAAATTAAAAATATGCTTGGTGGTTAGTTGTAGTATTTATTATAGATAGATGTTGTAGTTTTAATTGTTGTAGATGTTATAATTGTTGTAATAGTTGTAGTTTTCCCTTAGTTCCCCCTTAACACATACCCATAATAACAATTTAAAGCAACGCTAGTAATAGTCTCATTTATATCGGCACGTTTTGAGGAGAAAATCTAGGTAAAACGGCACGATTTGAGGAGAATAAACAAAAATGACAACTTTATAGTTTACTATTAACCATAAAATTGTCATATAAAAAAGTGGAATATATTCTAAAACCAATATATAAGAACTATATATATTCTTTTTTTAGATTTTAGTCCACTTTTACTAAGCTAATATCAATTTATCACTCAACAATTTAGTTGCTTGTTTTAAATCCTTAAAACCCTCAAATTCCCCTATTCTATCTATTATCTTAGGATTATAGTCTTCTACACTCTTTTTATAAGATTTGCTATTAATAGATAGAATTAATTCTTCAATATCCACTTCTTTTTGTAGTTTCTCTATTTCCTTGGAAATGGCTTCCTTGTTTAATATTGCTCTGTAACTGGTGTAATCAAAGCTGATCTGATATTTCTCTTCTAATATAGCTCTTAGTTCTCTGTAAAATCCAACTTGTAATCTTCTTTGGTAAATTTGTTGGATATCATTACAACCCATTTTTTCTAATAACTTTCTTTTTCCTACAAGTATTAATTCAATTTCTTCTTTTGTTGCTTCTCTATCATAATATTGTCTTTTTATTGATCCCTCTTCATCACTCACTAACTCAAACATTCTTAACATCCTTATTTCTTTTAAGTCTACTAAATAAGCTTGTTTTAATTTTTTCAAACAAGTTTTTGCTCCTTCACTTAAAAGTTTTTGGTGTACCTCATAAAATGTATTAACTTCATCATTCGTAATTTTTATTGCTTCCTCTGTTAATAGTTTGTCTAATAAATCCCCTTTGCTATATTTATATTTAACATAATCTTTATTAACCATCCCAACCATTTGCATAAGTTGTGTAATTGTAAAATCTAGATAATTAGTATGGTTTAATTCAAACAACTTTAACATAATTATTTCAAAGTCCTTATAATAGATTGATTTTTTACCAGTTCCAAAGTTGTTTTTTCTTCCATCCTCTTTAATTAATTGTTTCTCGTAAACTTCATCAATGATTATTTTATTCCCAGATTTGTGCCATTTACACATGGTATCTAATTCTTTTAACTTTGCCTTTTTATAATCTCCTCTTGATTCTTTCCACCCAAAATGACTACAAACTTCTTTCCAATTTTTAAATACTTGTCCCTCTTTTAAATTACTCATTATTTTCTATCTCCTTTTATCTCATTTTTTTAAAGCTGTTCTTATTAATTCAGATAAAGTCATATCTCTCTTTTCAGCTTCTTTCTTA